CAGAATATACTTGACTTTATCGACTTGACACTGGATGAAAACCATTTCGAACTCAGACGACGCACGACAGAAGTCCGAGACCTACTAAGAAGACTTGGTAAAGAAGCACGCCAAGTCAATCGAATTAAACGTAAACTGCGCCACGAGAGACCCGGGCGTTAAATAAATTATTTTTTATTCTTTTTAAGGAGCAACGCCAATATCATTCTGTGTAATGGAATACACAGCACCACTAGCAAATCTGACCTTTTTAGTTGTCGTATAGACAGCCAAAGAACGATTCACTTCATAAGCAATGGCAATTTCTTCACTCGAATTGACATTGATCTGGTCTTCCAAAGCATATAGAGCAAACGGTCCCTTCATATCGTTTGTAACGTACTTTGTACCAGCACCAGAATCTTTATCATCGCTAGTAAAACAACCGATGTACTTCAAAAAATGAAGAAGCTTCATAGACTTTTTAAAACTAATAGTATCACTCTTCATCTCACCAGGATTAAGATTCGTAGATGACGAAGAGTGACAATTCCAAAATAGCTTTGGACTAACAGGTTCTTTCATATAAGGATTAGCACCATTAGCTGCACCAAGTGTCAACACACCTGTACGAGCAACAGGCAACTGCATCATGGTCGTCTTATCTCTCTGACGAGGGACATTATTAAACTTGTACTTAACCATACGCAAAGGATTATTTGTAACACTGTCGGCACTAGTTTCACCACTATACGACAAACTACGATTCTGAATTTTGATAGAAGAGACAGACGAAAAAATAACATGCTCTTCTCTCAGATTCAAAGAAGCAACTTGAACATAAGTTGCTGTACCACCAGGATTTACATCCGTAAATAAAACCAAAGACATTGGTTCAAGAACATTAAGAGCTTCTTTACCCTCTTTACCCATAGCATATTGTTGCAAAACATCCATATACGCTGTAAAGGTAGGAGCAGTACTAACAGATTCTTGACCACAAATAGTAGCACAACTTTGACCAGAAACAGTTTCATAATCATAACCAGTAATCGTACCAGTATACCCATCAATACGATTAATCCTAATTTTCCAACCAACAGTCCCATTTGTTGACAAATTATAAAGAGCATCATTAACACTATTAACTATAACACCTGCTTTTTCAAATAACTTGCGAATCAAAGATTGCGCAGTTATTTCAATAACATTGTACGGAGGCGTACAACTATGACCAACATATACACAATCAATATCAGTAACTTGACCAGTAATTTCAGTATTATGCCTAAATCCATACTTAATAAATGGATCATAAGAATTCTTCTTAGCGCGCTTCATCTTTCCACTATATTTAGACGTCTTAGGAAGACGCCCAGTGCGCCGCTTAGCAGCGGCACCAGCCTGACTAGCGTCACGGAAACGTTTAATAGCGCGAGCACCAGACAACGCATGACCAGAACCCGGCACAATTTGATTCAATGCAAAACTAACACCAGCAGCAATTACATCTTGCATATTCGAAGAACCGCTCCCACTACTACGGCTAGAAGGAACAAACTTCCTAGAACCGCCACGAACGGGATTAGCTCTTCGAGAGGCACGGGGCCGCTTAGACAATTTACGTGAGCCAAAAGAATAAATAGGAGCCATAAACTATTCGTTTTAAGTATTTACAAGGGTAGGAACAACCCCCCCGTAATATTATAGGGGGGGTTGGGGAGGAGGAGGATGTATAAGAAAGAGTTTATGTGGATTTTCTGTAAATTCCAGAAAACACCGCAATTTAGTTGCGCCACAATGCCTTCATTCTACAATGGCAAACGATTCTTTCTCACATATCCTCAATGCGAGCTGTTGCCCAATGTCCTGGCTATATTCCTTGGGAACAAAGCACCTCTTACAAGCTACATCATTGCCAGGGAACAGCACGAATGCGGAGCACACCATTTACATGCGTGCGTTGAGTTTAAAGAGACCTTACGAGCCGACCACAGATATCTCGACTTCGAAGGCCATCACCCCAACAAACAGGACCCTCGTAAATGGGATGCATGCAAACAGTACTGCAAAAAGGACGGCGACTACATCGAAGGTCCGCCGGAAGCTGTTATACGTGCAGCAATCGACGGGCTTCCGCCGAGTGAAGTGGTTAAAGCATTCACCGAATGCGAGAAATGGCTTGATTACTGTGTCAGCAAACGCATCAGTTACAACTACGCAATTTGGTACTGGAATTCAAGTCGCGATGATAGCTTCACCATCAACGCACAGACTGTGGTTACCGGACAAATGTGTGAATCTTTGGCAAGCTTTGCTTTCGACAGAGATAGACACAGGGTTCTTATTATCAAAGGAGACTCTGGATGCGGGAAGACGACGTGGGCGAAGAAGAATGCGCCTCTACCTGCACTCTTTGTCAGCCACATCGACACCCTGAAGCGCTTTGACAAGAACTTACACAAATCAATCATCTTCGACGATATCGATTTCAACCACTATCCACGCACGGCACAGATACATCTAGTTGACTATGATAACCCACGTGCTATACACGTGCGCTATGGAACAGTTGAAATTCCAGCTTACGTACCAAGAATTTTCACCTGCAACGCCGATCCAGTCACGCTAACAGATTCGGCCATTAAGAGACGCTGCACTCTCGTGAACGTTAAATAAATATATTCTCTACCTACGACCGGACTAACCCCTAACCGCTTCGCTGAGAGGTCCCCCTAAACGGGCAATAGCCCGGGACACGTGTTTTGGTTATTTAGTTAAACCCATAAGGTCGATTTAATTTATTATTTTACATATATATTTACAGTATTTACAGGTACATTACTACAATGTGCCCCGCTCCCCAGAATATACTTGACTTTATCGACTTGACACTGGATGAAAACCATTTCGAACTCAGACGACGCACGACAGAAGTCCGAGACCTACTAAGAAGACTTGGTAAAGAAGCACGCCAAGTCAATC